GCCATATCTATAGCTTGCTCCAATGAAACTGATCCAGTGTTGTAATAAACCTGTGCCCTGAATATGGTTTGTCTGTATACATCATCCATTCGTCTTAATACTGCTGCATTAGCATTTTTAAAATCATTTTGTACTGTTTCAATTAATGCATTAAACTTATCATCATTCATTCTAAAAAAAACTTCATCTTTTGGTGTTGGTGCTTCCTGCCATGTTCTTATATTCTCTAATGCCTGTTTAAACATATCTTTCATTTCATCTGATTCTACAGGAGGTGTTATTGGTTCTAAATCCCCTGGAAGTCTAACATATACATCTTCCACATATTTGTTTTTAATTTCTTTAATAAATTCATTGATATTGTCTTGGGACTTTCTGTAGGTATCTACTAATGTAAAGGTTATAAGTTCCTCTATTGGTTCACTGTATCTTCCTATAATCTCTTGATTTTCTTTTCTAAATCTCTCTAAATCTCTTAGCTTTGCCGATTGCCACTGTTCAAACTTAAACCCAACTTTTAATTCTTCTTTCTCATGTCTTTCAAGATTTCTTTTCATGGACCTAATCAATTCTAATTCCATTTCTTCATATATCTTTCGTATATCATATGCTTTATCTTTTTCATTATTCTTATTCTTCATCTTCTACCACTCCTTTGCCTTTATCATCTCCTTTAATATTTAATCCATCTATACTTGCAGCAGGTTCATCTAGTACATAATCACCTTGTCTAATCCTTTTAACTTCTAGTTTCTTTTCTTCTTCGGTCCAGGTATCTCCATATAATTCTTCAATACACTGTTCTAAACTCATTATTCCATAGGATTTTGCTTTGCCTACTACTTCAACAACAGTTCCGAAATCAGGGCTTGCATATTCTCCAAAAGTTATACTTGCATTATAATCTTTAGGCACTCTATTTTTCATATTGTCATAGACTTTAAGTGTTGTATCGACTAATAAAGGTATAACTTCGTGCAAAGTATCAATTATCTTCCCTCTAGTGTATAGGGTGGTTTTTTCTTTTTCTCTTTGGGCCTCTGCATTATCGGTTTTCTTTAAATCTATACCTAAGGTGCTTGGTGATATAATTCCTTGTAGACACATATCCAAAGTGTTTGCGTAGGACTCCACAAAAGCTTCATAGTTTATATCAGCCTGTACTTGGTCTATTTGGTCTTTAGATTCCTCTTTCATTGATGAGCCTATCTTAATAAATTGATTGTCAAACGGATTAGGTCTCATAGCCGCGCCGGTTTTTGGATCCTTAGGCACCAGATCTTCAGGAATATAATTCTTAACCCGGCCAGCTCTTATGGCATCTATCCACTGGGATATTACTTCATCAAGTGCATCAAAATTATCTGATTTCCTATCAAATATAGAATTGCCCCTATTTTCAAACTTTGGAGACTTAAAGAGTTTCATAGGTACTGCCATGATAAAGTTTCCTGTAAATGTTACTTTGGTTAAATGTGCTACTTCTGGCACTTTGGTTAAAGGCACTTCTTTATCATGCTTGTCGTATAGTTTATAGTCTATATATCCTTTTCCATATATTTCTTCGAGCTTATAAGTTTCTTTCTCATATGTGTAGTAGCTTATAAAAACTATTTCTTGCAACCTTCCACGTTTATATCTATATTCAACATCCGTTCCACTATAAAACTCAATTATAGGATATTGAGTTAATTCTGTATCAACGCTTAGTTTGAAAACTCCATCTCCATCAACTAAAGTTTTTTGTATTGCTTCTCCAAGTAATTCATCACTAAATTTATTATCCTTTGCAATTTCATCCCACAATGAATCCACCAAATATATTCTTAAAACTGTTATTAAACACTTTGCTGATTTTATTTATTTCAGTATTTAATGAATTCTGATTAATTTCCACATCCAGTTGTATGGTACCAACACTTGTGTTTTCTGCCATTTCATCACCACCTTTTAGGCATAGAAAAAGCACCTGGATTATCTCCAAGTGCTTATGAAAAAATTTTATTCTGAAATACTTGGTTTCTTCTTATATATCTCCTTATTTCTGATTAAATGAAATATCAATAATGCAGCAAATAATAAATTTAGACCTCCCCAAATGTTTAGGTCTTTATAAGAGCCTGCATTGGTAATGCCTATAAGGCCGCCTACAGCATAAAATACCGCTGATGTAATAGTCATACCTTTGTTTTCTCTTGACATTATTGATATTATTCCAGCTATAAGCATAAATATTGCTAACATAAGGCCAGCTGTGCCGCTTATTTCATCATTACCAGTTAAAGCATTACCGATACCTGCTGCACAACTTTGCAACACAACCAATAGAAATAAGACAATACTAATAACCCCTATTACTTTTTTCATAATACCCCTCCTAAACTAATAATATTAATTAATTTAATATTACAATACATTTTAGGAGGTTTCAACCTATTACTTTGCAAATGCTTTTCTCATTATTTCTTGGAATTCTTTTATTTGCCTTTCTGCTTCTTCTTTACTTATTGTAACTAATTTCTTAAAGTTTCTACTTCTCCATTCATTCCTGATTCTATGTTGCTCTTTAGTAAAATGCTTTAATATTTCTTTATCATTTTCACTTCTAATGGCAATAACTTGTCCTAGGGGAGTTTTAGAATTAAGTCCACTTAATAAAGTGATAAACTCTCCCCAGGACATATCTTCCTCTTGCCTTAATCTAATACCATATTGAGTAGCAAAGGAGGCCTCTATAAGCCCCCAATCTTCAAATAAATCAAACCAAACTTCATTTCCTTGTCCATTATAACCCAGACGCTTTACGAAACAATTCTTCTGCTTCCTCAAAGGTTATTTCCTGTATTGCTGCCATGATAGCTATTACAATCGTCTGATAATCTTTTATAGATAGATTCATTTCATCTATTTCTTTAGCAGCTTTTTCTCCTAATAATAATCCTATTACTTCATCAAGTAACTCCAAATCATTTATATTTCCTTCCTGCATTTTCTGATACATCTCTAGAATGGTATTCTTTCTATCGTCAATTTCATATACCTTATCCTCTGATAGCTTTAGTTTAGGCCTTTCATTAGTTAGCTTTGCAGATATATCAATTACCTTACTCATTCTTAGCACCTTCCTTTATTTTCTTTGCTTCTTTTGTTTCTTCTACTTCATCTACTAAAACACCAAAAGAAGTACTATTCAATTCTTTAAATCTATCCTGAGTAACTTCGAATATTTCTCCTACTTTTCTTCTTTTCTTATTGTTCTTTAAATCTATAAATTCTCTTACAACTTTAACTCTCATCTAAATCCCTCCTATACAGCTGGAATATAATTTGGTTTACCGTCAGATTGTAATTCAAATTCTAGGCTTGATACATTAGTAGAATCTCCACCAAATGGAGTAGTAACATTTACAATACAATCAAATTCTAAAGTATCACCATCAGGGAATTCTATTGCGGCTTTAGTTGAGCATTCTAGTCCACTTTTCCATGCCATTTCAGCCACATAATCATTGCCTGGATCTCCTACATGTCTTTTACCATTTAAGGCTATTGTAAATCCTTTCCCAGTCATTAAGCGTCTAACCCAACCCTCAGTATCCATTGGGGCCCATTCTTCTACATTACCATCAATAGATGGTGAGAAGGTCTCCATGTCTTTTATGATTACCATGTCTTGTTCAGTACTTTCTCTACCTTTAGTACCTATCTTAAAATTGATATTAAAAACAGGATATACACCTAAATTAGCCATTGTTTTTTACCACCTTTCATATATTATTTCTAAATCAATAACATACTCATATATCCCAGAATCATCTACACCTAAGTAGACTGGCTCTGGGTCTCTCATATTAAACTTAATTACTCTTTTATTTGCTATTTCTACATTGGTTAAGCCATTTATAGCATCATAGACTTCTTGGGCTTTCAATTCACTTTCTCTTACGTTTTTATTCCAATGAATTAATATCCTTATGCCTTTACCTTTGTATGAACTGTTCTGTAAACCACCAATGGCCATGGGATTTACAAAAGCTTGACCATTGTATATTACTATAGCTTTTTCATCTGTGGTCCTTAATCCTCCAGCAAACCAATTTGGACAGTCTATTTTAGTTTTTAACCAATCCCTAAAATCACTTATTGTCATTTAATTACACCACCAGATAAACGTTTTAAAAACTCACCATATGCTTTAGCCAACCAATCTTTCTTAGGACCATAAATAAAGCTATCCATCCATCTGCCTTGGGCATTTGGGTTTTTATCTTTTCTAAAGTTGTATTCTGGATGGTAGTATAGCCTGCGAGCATAAGGAGTATTGTAACTGATATAGCCCTTATTTCCCTCTACTCCTGTTTTAGCTGATTCTTCAAGGTTGCCAGTTTCTTTCGGCACCACCTGCATATTGTTTATTTCACTTTTCATAGCTTCCATAGTCAAGGGTAAGGTTTTTATTGCTGCTTCTTCAATCTTTCTAATTGCTTTTTGATTTAATTTTAATTTAGCTTTTACCTTAATCATTTATATCAAATCCAATTCTGTAGAATATATTGAACCATCAGGGTTCCTTGGTTTTCTGGACCTATAGATGGTCTTTTTTATACCATCAATAACTACATAGCCTTTAATAGGCTTTCCTGGATAAATATCTCCTTTAAATAAGGCTTTACCAGTTAATTCAACTACCTGTCTTTGCTCATTAAGTGTAGTCCTGGACTTCTCGCTAAAATTACATTTGCCATCAAAGATTAACTTTTCTTCTACTCCATCCTCTGTTTCTTCTTCTGCATAAACTTTGATAGGTGTGACTAAAGCCCATTCAGGAAAAGGAAGTTTCATATTATAACCTCCTAACAGTAAGGCCAGTTTGTGCTAAATAATCTAATGCTTTTTTATCTGCTATTATTCCACCAGCCCCTTGGTTTTCTTTGCTAAATGATAAACTTACATCCCCAATGCTAAATCCACTTAATGGAGAGCTTAAGTAATCTCCATAATTAGCTAGAAACTCTGCTTGATAACATATTGCTTTTTTTACCAATACTTGTTGGTATTCTGTTAGGTTTTCAAAGCCTTTACGCCTTATCCTGCCATATGTTAGCCTATCTACTTGGTCAGATGCTTCTTCTAACAATTTAGTAGCTATTTCTTCGTCTAAGTCACCCTTAAAGGTATCTTTGTAATATTGATAATCTACATAAGCCATGTTTCTCACTTCCTTAAAGGAATAGGAGAGAGCTTATTTGCCCTCTCCTTTTTTGGCTTCTATTTGTAGTTTTTCTATTTCCTTTCTCAACTTCTCATTTTCTTTTTTAAGTTTTGCTAGTTCTTTAGCTTCTTCTGTTTCTATTTCTTCAAATGCCAGTTCATTACCTTTTAATTCTGCAATTTTATATCCCATATTAATGTACTTCTGCTTTTCATCTTCATTTATCCTATATATTCTATTAGCTTTCACTGCATACATGAATTATCCCTCCTATTATGCCTCTACATTGATGGCTATTGCACTCATCTTTGGTTTGATTACAAATAAGTCTGTATACATTCTATTTTGATACAAGTAACCAAAGGCAGATTCAGGAGTTTCTCCTTTATTCCATAGATATATATCTGCTACCTTTACTGGTGCTAATATTGCAGATGGATGATACAACATCATATTTATTTGCTTTGCTCCTTCTCCTGGCATAAATCCTTCAGTGAAGTCATAAAGAGTTTTCATCCTATCAGATGGTACTTTTACAATAGTTACATCATCTAAGGATCTAACATTTCTATTTATATTTTTAACTCCACCACTAACATCAATATATCTTTGGATTTTTTCTGCATTCTTTAGCATAGTGTAAACCTTAGGAGTTACCTTTAACATTCTTCCACTTTCAGGCACTGCTGCCTCATCCATTGCTTCCATCATCTTATCGAATACTTGTAAGATATTTTCTTCTGCTAATGGAGTAGTATCTACTTGTCCACCTAATGCCACAAATTCAGCATATAGCTTAGAATATCTAAAAGCATCTAGTTCTGGTATAGCCTGCTCCTGATTAAATACCGCTGTAATATTTGCTGCAGATAATACTTGATTAGTTTCATCTACATCCATTTCATCTACGTAAAATTCTATGTTTCTATCGTGAGTAAGTGTAAATGCCTGGAAGGTATTTCCTACAGTACCTCTATTCTTAGAACCATCTCTAGAGTGGTCCTTGTAACCGCTTAAAGTAATAGTAGGTACTCTGATAGTTTGTGCATCAATAAATCTGTAACTTCTATTTGTGTCCATGTCTGCGGATGTTAATTCTCTTTGAAATTGTTGTTGTATTTCTCTCTCAAATCTTTCAGCATAATTAATAGCCATACATCATCTCTCCTTTACAATTATTTTTGTTGTTAATTTCCAAATGCAGCAGCTATAGCATCATCTAATGCTTGTTGATTGTTAGATTGTTCATTGCCAATCTTTTGGAATCCTGCTTGTTGCGAATTATCATCTTTAAATAAAAATGATTTAGATTCTTTTAAAGAATTAATTTGTTCGTCTAATCCCACTATTTTCCCGCCATCTTCAATGATTAATTTATCTTTATTAATTAAGCTAGCAACTAAATCCTCATCATGTACCTTGCCTGATAAAGCTAATTTAATGGCATTAGTTATTTGCAAATCTTTAATTTGTTTTTGATATTCTTCATCCTTTTGCTTATTTGCTGATTGAAGTTCCTCAATTTGTCTCTTCAAATTTTCATTTTCTCCTGCTGATTTTTTCAACTCTTCCAATTGTGTATTTCTTACTTTAATTTCTTCTTCAAGTTGTTTCTTGGCTTCTGTTACTTCATTGTACTTAGATTTTGGAATGAAATACTTAGGTATTTCTTTGTTAATGTTTGATATTAATTCATTTAATTTTTCATCTCCAACTCCTGCATCTTTCAATAATTCTTTTAACCACTCCATTATTATTCCTCCTTATTACTCAATACTTTTTTATACTGGTTAGTGCCAGTTAGAGTTCTTTGTTTTTTATACTCTGCAAATACTAAAAAAGAGTAAAATAAAAAAACCTTATTTGGTCTTAATTGATAACTTATATTTAATTAACTATTTTCCAGTCCTCAGCCAATATATCAGTTTGACTAGCTAACCAAGGTACTAAATTATCATCAGCTGTTTTCATATAGATATAAGGTAATGTCATTTTACTCTTTTCAGTTGGTACTTGTATTCTTATCCACATACCTTTACCATTCCAGCCTTTTCTTGCTACCTTCTTACCTTCTTTTAACTTCTCTATTGCTTGGCCAAAATTCATTATTATTTCCCTCCTTTTCTATTAATCAATGATAGTATTATTAAAGTCATACATATAATCAATGTTACCTGTGTAGCTGTAGCCATATTAATACACCTTCTCCCTTCTATAAGACCTTCTTAGTTGAGGATTTTCTTCTAAGAAATCTCTCATAATCTTTTGCCATTCTTTAACTTTTCCTTGATATTTCTTTTGATTTTCTTCATCTAGACAACCTTCTGCTAATCTTTAATACTTTCTAATCTGTCTTTCAATATATCTTTGTTTC